AACACGATGCATACCTTGATCGCTGGTGGCTATACGCCTGACAGCGTCACGTTATTTATGGAGTCGGGCGGCGATTATACGCTCCTTGAGCACTCAGGGTTGTACTCGGTGCAGCTCCAGCCGGCTGGTTCGATTACTGAGGGCAAGGGGTCGGTTGTGCAGGGTGTCGCGGTCGCGAAGGGCACGAATACGCCCGCCGTTCCGCCTGGCCAGGCCTCGCCGAAGCAAAATAGTGCTGATGACGGCGTTTTGGGCCTCTTGCGGCTAGCAGCGGGCGAAGAAGCGCCCAAATACGCCAGCGGAGGCGTTGTCCAGCGCCCACCGAAACGCGACGACGAACTCGTCGGGGTGCTCAGGGCGCTCGCGGAGCGGCAATCTGATGTGAATATCACCGTCGAGCCTGCGAATGCTCCCGAAGTGCGCGTCGAGGCTCCGGTGACGCATGTGAACGTGCCGGACACGCATATCAACGTCGAGGCGCAGGACGCGCCTGTCGTGAACGTGACGATGCCCGAACAGGCCGCCCCCGTGACGAATGTGACGCTCCCAGAGCAGCCTGCGCCGGTCACGAACGTCACCGTCGAAGCGGCGGAGCCTGCGGAGCCTGCGCATGTGACCGTAAACGTGCCTGAGCAGCCCGCTCCCGTCACGAACGTGACCCTCCCAGACCAACCCGCGCCCGTGACACATGTGACGGTAGAAGCCCAGCCAGCGGCGGAGCCTCCGGTTGTGAACGTGAACGTCCCCGAGCAGGAAGCGCCGGTCGTGAACGTCAAGGTCGATGCGCCGACGCCGGACGCGCCGACGATCAACGTGAACGTCCCCGAACAGGCCGCGCCCGTCGTGAACGTGGATGTCCCTGCACCGGCGCCGGTAGATCCGCCCGTGGTGAACGTGAACGTGGACGTGCCAGAGCCGACGCCGCCGAAGCGGTCGCTCAAGGTGAAGCGCGGCCCGGACGGCGAGATCACCGGCATCGAAGAATAAGGGGGAGTGTTGAGTGGCGTGTCTCGCTCCGTCGGGTGGCCTCGCGCCCAGCGAAACGCTGGCACCTGGCCGCCTCGCCCCATACGGCGGGCTCGCACCTAGCGAAACGCTCGCACCAAGCAGTTGCACGCCAGCGCCACCTGTTATCACGGGTGGGTCGAGCGGCGGATGGCGCGTTACGACAGACCCATACCAGTACAGCATCGTCGACGACACGATCACCGTCTACGAGGTTGAGGACGAGGAAGCGCTTCTGGTGCTCCTCGCCAGCCTGTAACCCCGACTAGGAGTGACCTGATTATGCGCCGTGAAAACCTCTATCGAGCCTGCATGCCGGGCGTCGAACTCCGCGAGGCGGACGGCGACACGGGTATGCCTACGATGACGGGCCACTTCGCCGTCTTCAACACGCCGACCGAGATCAATAGTTCGCGCGAGGGGCGTTTCATGGAAACGCTAGCGCCGGGAGCTTTTACGAAATCGATCCGCGAGCGAGCGAGCCAGGTGAAGGTCATGTTCAACCATGGCCGCGACCCTCAGATTGGCGAGAAGCCGCTCGGCCCGATCGCGGAGCTCCGCGAGGATGAGACTGGTGCCTACTACGAGGTGCCACTCCTCGACGCGCAGTACGTCCGCGAGTTGCTGCCCGCCCTCAAGGCAGGGTTGCTTGGAGCGTCGTTCCGCTTCTCCGTCGTCCGTGAGGACATCGTTGACAGGCCGGCGCGGAGCGCGGCGAACCCGGATCGGATCCCTGAACGGACGATCCGCGAGGCGAAGCTGTTCGAGTTCGGCCCGGTCGTGAACCCTGCGTATGCGGCGGCGACGGCTGGTATCCGCTCGATTACCGACGAGATCATGGACGTCGACGCGATCGCGTTGGCAAGTCCGATTCTGCTTGACGAGGAGCGCACCGCCCGCGCCCGCGTCTTCCTCACCCGAGCACTCCCCGGACAGGGGGAGCAGGACGAGCGTGAGGACACGAACTCCCCTAGCGGGGATATCCCGACCGCACCCGAAGCGGACGCCGAGCCTGCGAAGGCTCACCTCGCGCGCACGGGCCGTGGATCCATGTACCCAGGCCTCTATGGGCCGGAATCGACAAGGAAACCATCATGGCTTCTGTAACACTTGAGGAGCGCGTCGCACGTGACGCTGAGATCAAGGCGAGGCTCGCCGAGATCGACGCGGAGCATGCGGGCGACCAGCTCCCCGAAGAGGTTCGTTCCGAGTGGAACGACCTCAACCTTGAGCGCGAGGAGCTCTCGAAGATCATTAGTGAGCTTCGTGAGCGTTCCGCTCGGCTTGAGGAGTTGAAGGACGCGCCGGAGGCTCGCGACGAGCCGAAGCGCATCTACACGAGTTCGCGGAAGTCGGACAAAGAGGTTCACGACCTCTGGGAGATCCGACAGCAGAGCCGCTCGCCTGAGCATGAGGTCGAGTTGCTCCACGAGAACGCGCGCCGCTCAGTTGAGCGGGCCGTCATCTCGATCCCGCGGGAGTACGGCAAGAACCGCGAGGACGCGCAGGCCGGCATGGAGCGCCTCCTCGAAAACGATACGCATGGCGAGGTTGCCAGGCGTATCCTCGCGACGAGCTCGAACACGTACAAGCGCGCGTTCGCTAAGGTCATCGGTGGCCGCCCCGTCGCGTCGCTGACCGCTGAAGAGCAGCGGGCCATGAGCACGACCACGACCGCTGGTGGTTTCGCGGTTCCGGTCACGCTCGACCCGACTGTCCTTCAGATCAGCAACTTCTCGGTCAACCCGTACCGCGCGATCTGCCGGAATGTCACGCTCACCGGCAGCAACACGTGGGAGGGCGTCACGGCGACCGGTATCACCGCGACGTACCAGACTGAGGCTGGGACGGCGTCCGATAACACCCAGACGTTCGCGCAGCCCTCGGCGATCGTGCAGAAGGCGCAGGCGTTCGTGCCGTACACCTTCGAGATCGAGGGGGACATGGCTGGGCTCGCGGCTGAGCTCACCCAGGCGTTCGCGGATGCGAAGGATGACCTTGAGGCGACCCAGTTCACGACTGGTACCGGCACCGCGCCGGCTCCCGTCGGGATCATCGGCACTCAGGGTCTGACCACGACGCAGCGCTACCAGACTGCTGGTACCGCGGCGCTCGCGATCGCAGACATCGACTCTGCGTTCGCCCAGCTAGCTCCGCGGTGGCGGAGTCGCGCTGTGTGGGTCGCGCCGATGTTCTTCTACAACAAGGTGCGGCGCCTCTACACCGCTGGTGGCGAGACGCTTATGCCTGACCAGGGGCCGGGCAACGCTGCTGGTTTCTCCTCGGCCGCGTCGACGCAGAGCAACATCGGCTACAACCTGCTCGGCCACGGCGCATACGAGTGCACCGCGATCAACACGTCGAGTGTCCTGTCTTCGGGGACTAAGCAGGCGATCTTCGGTGACTTCTCGCGCGGCATGGTCATCGTCGATCGCGTTGGAATGAACGTCGAGCCGGTGTCCCATTTGTTCGGGGCTTCTGGTTATCCCAACGGCACGAGGGGCCTTCTGGCATGGTGGAGAAATAACACCGCCATCACCACGAAGACTGCTTTCGTGTACGTGGAGACGCTGTAATCCTGAACAGCGCGTAGACGCTACGGGCCGGGCGGGCAATCTCACCCGGCCCGTAGCGTGGCTCTATCGCCTCTTCCCCGGAGGCTCTGCCGCTCTCTGACGGCATTACTCATTGTACCTTCCGAGGAGGATGGCATGGCTGCTCGTAATAAGCCACCGCTGGTGTATGTGGCGACGCAGACGTTTTTCACTGATACGGCTCACGTGATCGGTGGTCAGACCAGGGTGCGGGAGGGCCACCCCCTGTTGAAAGCGTATCCGGATTGGTTCGTCGCGGTCGAGGACGCGCCGGTGCATTACGAGGTCGAAGCGGCGACCCAGGGGCCTGGTGAGAAGCGCGGCGACCAGTGAGGATCCTCTGGGCGAGTAACAGTCCGTACAACCTCTCGGGTTATGGGATGCAGACGATGATGGTCACGCCTCGTATCCAGGGCGCTGGGCATGACGTCGGCATCGCCGCGAACTATGGCGTCGAAGGCTGCACCCTCTCCTACGAGGGGCCGCGTGGTGCGATGCCCGTCTTCCCGAAGGGCGGCGAGCCGCACAGCATCCAGATCACCGGCGAGCACGCCGAGCGGTGGCAGGCAGACGTGATTATGACGCACTATGACGCGTGGGTCTACGAGTTGGAGCATTTCAAGGGCCGGCCGTGGGCGCCGTGGTTCCCGATCGACTGCGACGCCTTGCAGACGCAGGTCGAGGACAAAGTCAAGCACGCCGCGTTCCGTATCACGCAGACCCGGCACGGCCAGGCGGCTTGCCAGGATCGTGGGCTGAGTTGCGAATACGTCCCCGCCGCTTTCTCCGCTGAGTGGTACAAGCCGCAGGACGCGACCGGCTGGCGCGAGGGCGCTGGGATCCCAGAGGACGCGTTCCTGGTTGCGATGATCGCGGCGAACAAGGGCGCACCCGGCGCACCTAGCCGGAAGAGTTTCCCGCAGATATTCGAGGGCTTCAAGTTGTTCCTCGCGGAGCGCCCCGACGCATACCTCTACGTCCACACGATCATGCAGGGCCACCTAGACCTGCTGGAACTCGCGGATCGCTACGGGATCCAGAATAACATTAGCTTCGCGCACCCGTACCCGCTCGTGAGCGGGCATTGTTCGGTGCATGACATGGCGATGATCTACTCGGCCGCCGACGTGCTCCTATCGCCGTCGATGGGTGAAGGGTTCGGCGTGCCGATCATCGAGGCGCAGGCGTGTGGGACGCCAGTCATCACCGGTGACTGGACGGCGATGTCGGAGATCACGCGGACGGGCCTGGCGATCCCGAAGAGCGAGGCTGTGCGCTACCCGGTGCCGCATAGCGGCAAGGTGTATGGCGATATGTTCATAGTCCGGGGAGAGGCGGTACGCGATGCGCTGGTCGAAGCGACTACATGGAACCACGACCCAGCCGCGGTCGCGAGCGCGGTTGGTGAGTATGAGATCAGCCGCGTCTTCGACGAGCACTGGGTGCCGGTGCTCAACAAGCTCGAAGCGACACTAGCGAAGCCGAACCGGCCGCACCCGTCAGGGCTGAACAGGGCGCAGCGGCGTAGGGCGAAGATCCAAGGCGGCGCGCAGGTCGCAGCGTGACGACAATCGGCATCGTCCTGCCGACGCTCCCCGAGCGGTGGCATGTCTTCGAGCGGACGTACGCCGCGTTCGAAGGGTCGTGCCCTGATGGTTGGGTGTTCGACATCGTCGTCCCCGATCCGCAGCCGACCGTCGGGTTGGCGTGGCGCGCCGGCGTCGCCGAGCTCCTAGAAGACTTCGACGGCGACTACCTTCTCCTCGCTAGCGACGACGCGGCGCCACACCCCGGCTGGGCGGAGGTGATGGTACCGACGATCGACGCGGGCTTCGTCCCCGCTCCCCGCCTGGAACGCCCCGACGGGTCGGTCGAGGCTTGTGGGTCTATGGGCTTCGGCGTTTTGCTCCCCGAAGCCGCCGACTGCACGCCGGTCAGGAGTACCGGCATCATCGGCATGGCGCGCTCCTGGTGGGACGATGTCGGCCCTGTCGGCGAGGGGCACTACGCGGTTGACGACCTCTGGTGCTGGCGGGCGGCACAAAGCGGACACAGCGTCCTATACCGGTCGGGGATGGTGTTCACGCACTACGACGACACGCGTGGCGCGCAGCACGTCCGCGAACTCGCCCTATCGCACAACTTGGATTGCATCCGGGAGATGGCGGCGATGGGGCCACAGACGAAGGCTGCGCGGACGCTCGCCGACGACCCGGCGCTCACACTCACTCACTACGGCACGAGGTAACAGTTGGCGTACACCCCGCAGCAATGGCACGACGACAACACGAATAGCCCGTATGGGCCTATCAGCGGCGATCGGCTGAACTATATCGAAGCCGGGATCCAAGCGGCGGCGGCGGCGGCGGACGCTGCCGGGACTGCTGGCGGCGCCTCGGCTGGCACCGCGCTTCCAATCGTCGATGGCGTCGCGTCCGCCGGCACGGCTGCTACGACTAGCCGGGTTGACCACGTACATCCGACCGACACGACCCGCGCGCCGCTAGCGAGTCCGACGTTCACCGGCACGGTCACCGTCCCCAGCGTGGTCGCTGGTAATCCGACGTTCACTGGGACGGTCGTCCTCCCGTCGTCGACTGTGACGAGCGCGATGATCGTGGATGGGACGATCGTGAACGCTGATGTCAGCGCGTCTGCCGCGATCGCCGTGTCGAAACTCTCGGTTGGTACTGCGGCGCAGGTGTTGACGACGACGAATGGTACCGCGGTGTGGGCGACGCCTTCGGCTGGCGGTGGGACGGTGACGCTGCCGATTGCGGAGTCGGATGTGACGAACCTGACGACGGATCTCGCGGCGAAAGCTCCGCTCGCATCGCCCACGTTTACAGGCACCGTGACAGTTCCATCCGTCGTCGCTGGAAGCCCGACGTTCAGCGGCACCGTCACGATCGGCGCGATGGCCGGTACGCCGACTCTGCCCAGTCCGACAGTAGCGACAACTCAGAGCAGCAACGACAACTCGACGAAACTCGCGACGACCGCATACGTCACAGCCCAAGATAAGTTGAGCGGTGGGGCATACCAGTTTGCACCGAATTCGTACTGGAACTTCCCGTATTACGTGGCCGGGTCACAGGTCGCAGTGGCGAATGCTGGCGACGGCCGGTGGACGCGCGTGATGATGGGTCAGTCGGGCACCCTGCACGACGTTTCGTTCATGGTCAACACGACCGGTGGTAACTACAACATCATCATCCTCGATGATGGTCAGGCGAACGCGACGCACACGACACGGACGTGCCTCGCCTTGAAGGGGTCGACGGCGACGCCGGCTGCGAGCGCTTATATCACATACGATCCGGCGCTCACCGTCGCGGCTGGTGACACGCTTGTTTTTATGGTCACGTTCGACGGCACCAGCGCGAAGGTCGCCGCCTCGACGGGCAGCCTTGGCGGTATCGCGATGCCCGCGAACTTCTTCCCGGGGAGTGGTGCGTCAACGGCCGCGTCGAAGGTCTGTGGGACGATCCTCTCCGCGAATGTCCCAGGCAGTGTCAATGCGACTGTCACGGATGCGAACATGGTCGCCGCTGCGAACGGCCCGTTCTGCATCTGGAGGATCAGCTAGGTATGACAGCGAGCCGTGTGCCGCCACTGGACGGCGTATCCACTCATTTCTTGAATGGGTCTGGCGCGTGGTCGACACCGGCTGGCGGAACCGCTTCATCGGCAAGCGCCCTGCGGTGGTATGACACAATCGACTACGGCGCGAAAAGTGACCTGACGCGTGGCGCCGCAGCGACCGTAACCGCCGGTAGCGCGACGATCAGCGGCACGACATTCTCGGGATCAGCGACCGACGCCGGCAAGTTGATGCGCATTCAGGCGGCTGGCGCGCAGATCGCGAGCGGCGCGGACGGAGCGATGAGTAATGCGACCATCGCGACAAAGAACCAGTTCACAAGCGCAGGCGCGAACTTCACGACGGCCGTCGTCGGGCGGTGGATAATCATCACCGGCCAGATGACGGCAAAAATTATCGGCGTTGAATCATCAACCCAGCTTCGTCTCGCGACGCCCGCCTCGGGGACGTTCACCGGAGCGTCCTATACGATCAACGAGGATCACTATACGACGATCGCTTCTAGCGTCACTGGGGTTAGCGCGACGCTCACAGCGGCACCATTGTCGAGCGTCACCAGCGCGATCGTTTGGTATGGGACGGATGATGCTCCTGCGATCCAAGCCGCTGTTACCGACGCGGAGTTAGTCGCGCATCTCGGCGGCGCCGGGAACCTCGTCTACCACTTCGGCGCGAGCGCGTTGGGATCTCCTATCTATCTCGCAAAGCCGACGCAGTTCGTCGGCGCCGGCAACCGCGGGTACAGCTCGTTGCTATCGACCGGCAAGTCTCGGCTGATGCTTCTAAAGGCGGCGATCCGCGGTATCGTCGCGGGCGGATCGGATACAGGGATGGGCTTGAACGGCTCGATGACGAGCGGATCCGCGGTGCTCACCGACCCCAACGCGAACTTCCAAGCCGGCGACGTAGGCAAGCAGATCATCGTCTATGGAGCTGGAACGCAGGTCGGTTCGAGCGTCGGTTACTTCCTGAACACGACGATCTCAAGCAGAGCCTCGGCAACACAGGTGACACTCTCCGCTTCGGCTGGGACGACGGTCTCTGGGGCTGTCTACTCGTATGCATCGACGACCGGATATACGGGCGGCCTCGTCGGCCCCTCCGTGAAGAATATCCATATCGTCGGCGGCCCCGGTCAACTCGCCGGGCTTCACTTGATGAACTCGTCGGACATGATCGTCGAAGAGGTAGCCGCATCAGACTTTGGTACCGGAGTTGGGATTTTCATCGATCCCGGCCCGTCCACCGGTTTCTCTAACAACATGGAACTCAGATCATGTTATGCTATGGATTGCCGGTACGGCTTCAAGCATGACCGGGGCGCGTTGCTGCTCACTGGCCAGAACTTTATTGATGGGAACTCGAACCGCGTCGACACCAACGTCCCAGAGGGAATGACGATCGGCGTTGATGGTAACTCGATCAGGAACAGCGGGAGTCTCAGCGTCCAGGTGATGGGCACGGGGGTGCGAAGTTCGGGTCGCGGCGGTGGCTGCAACGCCGTCGGCGATGACTTCGAGTTTGAATGCACCGGCGTCGGTTTTGACCTTGCAAGCGATGGGACGGGTGGGCGCCACCACCAGGTCGGATTCACGTCTATGGGCTCGTCGAACAGCGGCGGAGGATTCGGCGTCCGTCTTCGCGCCGGCGCTACGGCGACGCTCCGACGCGGCTACCACCTTGACAGTGACACGAATATGTTCGCGCTTGTCGACCCGGCAGCGACGCTGAACGTGCTCGGCGAGCGGGCAGAGAAGGCCGGGACGGTTGGGGATAGCGACTTTCCGAACCAGCCCTATGACGGCGCGATGGGGCTTGACACGTCCAGTGGCCGCGTCTCATTCAGGATCGGCGGAACGTGGAAATATCTTGCGACGCTTGGCCTAGCGAGCAGGGCTAGGCAGATCGGCGGTGGCGCGCACATCAGCACGGCGACATCGATCAGCCAGACGGTTCCAGCGGGCGTGACGATCCCCGTCGGCCACCATGTCATCCTCGCAGTCGGGTATGGGAAGAACTCGACGCTGACGGTCACCGCCTCTGACACTAAGTCGAACACCTATCAGGTTGACACGCACGCGGATATGTTGACGTCGAATACGCCTCACGCGTTGCTGATCTCTGCGCCGGTGACAACGCAGCTCGTTACCGGGGATGTGATAACAGTCAGTTTCGGCGGTGTCGCTGCGGGCCTCGCCGACCTCCTCGCCTATGAGTACACAGGCCTACCATCGTCGGGGTGGGTCGATCAGGCGCCGAGCGGTGTGACTGGGACGAGTACCACGCCGGCGAGTTCTGCGATCACGACCACCCAGCCGAATGAGGTGATCCTCAGCGTCCTTTATAACGGCGGGTCGCCGCTCGCAACCGAAACGCCAGGGGCTGGCTGGACGCTTGTTGGCGACCAGCAGGACGTCGGACAGAAAAGGTTGTCGGTATATGAACAGGCGACGTTCGCGACGGGGACGTTTACCGGCACGGCGACACTGTCGGCGTCGAATGATTGGGCGATCGTGATCGCATCCTATAAGGCGGCATAGGCCAATGGGCCTAGTAAAACTACCAAGCCAGGCATTCGACGCTTCCGCGAGCGGGTTTGCGACAGGGCTCACGGGGACGATCGGCGTGCAAATCGTCGACACGCCAGGAAGCGCCGTCATCACCGCCCGCACCACGGCTGGGATAACGGAAGTCCCATCTGGTAGCGGCCTCTACTTCACGACCCTGACTGCGCCGGCGACGGTTGGCGACTACGCGATCCTATGGGACGATGCGTCCGGGCCTAGCGGCTACGCCGAGGAAGACCTATCCGTCGTAGCCCCCTCGTTCGCCCTCGGCGTCGGAGCGCCGACCGAGAAGCTCGTCAACGCGCCCGCTGTGTTCACGCTCGCAGCGAGCATAACCAGCGGGCAGACACACATCACGGTCAACGAGGCTGGGTTCCCCGCCACACCGAACTTCCGCATACGGATCGACAACGAGCTCCTACAGGTCACCGGCTCGTCGAGTCCGTACCTCGTGGTGCGTGGCGTTGAGGGGACGACCGCC